GATTTCTCTTTGCACATTTTTATATCGCGCTTGAATTCGCGCGTCCCCTCGGGATTTATATTTTTTTACTGGTCCTATTTCTAGTTATCTCAGTATTTTTTTATAAAGTTTAATATTTTTTATTTATTTTTTATTTTTTTAAAAGAAAATTAAAAGGTTTCATCAAACATATTGTCAACTTGATATCGTTTTTGATGGACAGACGGATCGTATTTATTTTTTAGGATAAGCTTTTCTATGGTTGGGAAGCCAAATACTAACTCTTCATCTGATATATTCTGTTGACGAAATTTAGCTAATGTAGGAGTCGAACACTTGGAAAGGGCTCTGGAGAGAGCATCTGGTCCTGCTCGATTTAAAGCTCGAGAATAAATTAGTCGAATAATGTCATAGACCTCCTGATTGGCTGCGTAAGTTCCGTATGCATGTCCTAGACATCCCAAAACCAAATCCAAAAGATCTCGTTCCTTAGGTTCCCTACCATGAGCAAGCCGTATCAAAACCACATCTGTTGCTCTAAAAGGTAAGGAAAAGGGTTGCCCAGGTTCAGAAGCACGAGGGTTTCTTATTGCGTAATGTTGTAAGAAACACGGACCTTTTTTAGTAATGACTCCTCTATTAACTTCGGTGAAGACTGATCTAAAATAGAAGACGTCCCTGACTTCCATTTTAAACCATTTATTTAAGAAGGTACACCATTTTGCGTACGAAAAAAACTCCAAAAGGGTAGGATCATCTGGGACCGATAATAAATGATCATCACTATAATTCACTAATGAGACATTATCCCGAGCTACCACTAACATTTTATTTCTGTCTTTTCGAGGAAGTGTGTCTAATTGAATCGTAATATAGAGCCACCAAAGGAACTGTACGACAAGGGAACCTAAATGACTTGTCTCCCATGTCCCCGAGGCCAAATTACCCACTATACGGACCCAGACTGTTCCGAACAAATGTTGTATTCGTACAGACATCTGCTCTGCAAGCACCTCACAAATGATTTCCATAAAATCAAACAACTCTGGATCAGCTGCACGTTTAAAGTAAGCCATTGTCCTACCTTTAACCATCTGAATAAGAATATCTTTAATAGTTAAGTCTAGTTTCCTAAAATCTCCCTCTACTATTACTCGTGAACCTTGATCATAAAGAAGCGCCTTTAGTAGGTCATCCATACCTCCCGCTGACCATGTTTGACCAATTCGAATTTTGTCACCACGCTCATAGAGCATAGCTACTAAGGATACCATCCGGGACATTATCATTGCAGTATGATTTGGAATTATGAAAAGTCTTCCTTTCGTATTTCTTACATGAACATATGTACTAAAGTTATACTTGGCATTCTTCTCAAAAATAATTTCAGGTTTTAGTTGAGTAGCAAAAGTAAGGAGTGGGACTTTCCCTGTAGCAATAAAGTCGCGCATCTCATAGAGTGCAGAATCAAG